CGTATTCTGGGCCAGGCCTCAAAAATCATACAATCATAAATCGCACAACCACCATCCAAAGCGTAACAAATACAACCAGTACGTTTTCAAACTGATTTCAATTTGTTTGTTAGGATCTACATCACCTGTGTTTGCGAGTGACATAGGTGGTGTCTCGGCGACGGCTAATCCTGTGGCAAATTCCTCTGGCTCGGTTACGAATCAAGCTATACAGGTTTTACAGGGGCCATACATAACTAACACATACGGAAATGGCATACAATGTCAAGGCCCGACCATGAACGTGACACCGTTCGTGACAGGAAACATGTCGATCAAACGTCCGTATGAAGATTATTGGAATGATCCAGTCTATAACAATGTAGATGCAAATAATGACGATGTGCCAGACAATCCTGGCCAGATATTATATTACAAACCAACAAGAACAGGACAGAAAGATAGTCACACAGTTTCATTAGGTGTTTCTGCAACTTGGTCGAAACCATTAGATAAAAAACTACAAGCACTTTGTAAGGAAGCAGCATCGTCTAACATTGCATACATGCAACAACAAACTGCAAATAAAAGATTAGACTTTGAAATTGCAAGACTTAAAAACTGTGGCGAACTGATGAAGGCGGGCATTATGTTTCATAAGAACTCACCATACTTCAAGGTATGTGCTGATGTCGTTTTAGTGAATCCGCCAGGCACATTACCAGATCATTCACATACAATTCCTCCTGTCAAACACGTTCATGCAAATGGAAACGCAAGTAACCTAAAAGATATATCAATCGGTGATCTTTAATTTCTTCATTCCGTTCTTCTTTAAGATCTGATCTGAGGTAGGTTTATCTTTCTTCTTTCCTTTTGATAATTTCTTTTGAACCGTAGTCCATACTTTTTTGATGACAGGTTTAATAACTCGAATCAATAATGGTGTTGCAGCAGCAGAAGCGGTGGCTAAAACAGCGATTGCAGTTGTCGTGGTGACTTGATTCGTGCTTGGCAAAAATTTTTCAACTGGTGTAGTAGGTTCATATAATACAATACAAGTTTTACCATCAGGACTCAGTTCATGACCAGTTACTTTCTCATCACCCTTCTGTGTTAAGTCACCGACTCTTGGTTGGTTAGGGCCTGGGCAAAGAACTTCTTCCTCTGGTTGAGATAGATCACCAGTGTCAGGCACTTCGGGTGTATCAACTTCTGGTGGAGGTGCAACAGGTGGTGGTGGAGTTTCTCTTTGAATTATTAATTGCTCTGGTTGATAATCCATCGCATTGTATGATGGATACTGACCGTTCGGACATAAAGTAACACTTCCCTTTGGATCTTGATTTACCAGATCTTTATCAAAGGGAAGTCTTGTTATGTGATTTATATTATCTTTGTGCATTTCAACGCAGCCTGGCATATCCACAATAGGAAAACCAAGTTGCAAGGTTACTGGAACCTGTATGTTTTGAATAGTGGCTGGTTGTATTGTCCAAGGTCTGATGTGATTAATATGCACACCAGACACGTTTATCTCAGGTATCGATTCGTGACTCAAGGATCGCCTCCTTAATTACATTCTTAAGTTCTTTTCTTTTCTTTCTACCGAGACCAGCAGAAGAATCAATTTTGACCTTGACCCAATACAGACCAATGAGAACTAACGTAAATGGAATTGCATCTACCCATGAGATTTCATTCCATGCATCAACTACATTTAATACTGCAAACATAATTTAAAATGATGGTAGTCCAGTAGAAGGTGATGGTAGTCCTTGAGCGCCACCAGTTACATCAGGTAATGATGGTAAGGGTACGTTAGGCAATATCTGTTCGATTACTTTGCCTTTAACGTTTTCGATGATAGCATCCTTCCGTACATATACATAACCAACAGTACCCACGACGGCGAGAGATACAACACCACTAACAATAGCGATTCCATTTACGATTTTCTGTAACATAATTTTAATTATCGTCTTCATTATTTAGTTCTGTTTTATGACGCCATGTTTGACCACTATCAGAACCTTTACATGGATTAATACATTTGACTACTCCATTTTTATATTTGAATACTTGATTACAAACTAAACCAGCAAGATCATGAGGATCTCCCTCCTTTCCGTTTGACCAATATAACTGTCCGTCTATCCAGTGTGCATCACATTCTGGACACAAGGCATTATTCAGTAAGTGTTCCACGAGCTCTCCGAAGTTGTCTTAGTTCTTCAAAGTCTTTTTGTTTTGTACCGCCATCATATGGCCATGCATATCCTTCTCCAATCATTTCTTCATTGAGAGAGTAGTTGCTATCCCCAATGTATAACCAGCCAAGAAGACGCCCGTATTTCCCGACACCTCCATCCAACTCAGTACGGATAACGAGATCATCATCACCAGTAATAGCACCCTCAAGTTTATCCTTGAGCCAATTCGTCGCATCGATTCCAAGAGCCTTCTCCTCTAAATTTCTTGTTCTTTTTTCTGGCGTATCCACACCAGCTACACGGACTCTTTCTTTTTTATATAAGTCAAATCCTAAGTCTATTGTAACATCAATTGTGTCACCATCAACCACTCTGTTAATTTCGATCACTCGGAAGTTGTAACAACTCTTCCGACTTGGTGGGGTCATTGCTCCCATTATCCATCTCCTTGTAAGCCATACGAAGTATATAGTAAATGTACCATGATACTATTATCACAAGTATCAAGACCATAATTACTACACTCCAAACAATCAATCCCTCTGTCTCCAGTCATCAGATCTATCTTGATGAAACCAATCTACTATTTCATCAGGACTACCGAAACCCCTTTTATGATTACTTGAATCGGAGTCTCCTATGTTCAAGTTATTCAAAAAAGAATCGTTCGGGTTTGTATTCATTCTTCTTGCTTGTTGCAACATTCCTCTAGCGGATGTATTTGATTTTGATAATTTCTGTGCCCATATCATATCATCTATTCCAACTTCACTTCCAGAGGCGATGTCTTTACAAATCGCTTCCAATCTTAAACGGTATTGTGTAGATAACATAAACTAATATATGTAATAAGTTCATACTATATATCCAATAACATTATCCATCTCAACTTCTGATGGAACTATCAAAACATATCCAATACCTAGATTAAATATTTTTTTCATTTCCTCTGGTGGTATCTCTCCAGCAAGCATAACCCTAGTAAATATTTCTGGAAGATTCCACGAGTTCCAATCTATATGTGCTTTCAATCCTTTAGGTATAACTCTAGATATATTCTCTTCAATCCCACCACCTGTAATATGTGCCATGCCAACAATAGGTATCTCATCCATCAACTCTTGTATTTGTTTTGCATAGATTGTGGTTGGTGTCAGTAAATCTTTAGTGACTGATAATTTACTTTCTCTAATTAATTTATTGACCACACTATATCCATTACTATGTAATCCACTACTCGGTAGTCCAACAATTTTATCACCCTTACGAATCAAACTGCCATCAATTACTTCATTCTTTTCTACAATACCAGTACAAAATCCAGCAAGGTCAATATCCATTGATGTTGAGTGTTCAGCAGTTTCACCTCCCAGAAGTTCCATACCTGATATCTCACAACCTTTTATAATCCCTGTCATAATATCATCTACAACAGGATTGATTGTATTCAAAGAAATATAATCTAAGAAATATAATGGTTTTGCACCACTAGTGATCACATCATTCACACACATTGCAACAAGATCTATACCAATGGTTGTGTGATCTCTCAAGTGACTACATATGTTTATCTTTGTGCCAACACCATCAGTTCCAGATACTAAAACAGGTTCCTCATATCCACAAGGAACCTTAAACATACCACCGAATCCACCGATGGTAGGAACTTTTTCTTTTAATCTATCAACGAAAGCATTACCAGCTTCTATATTCACGCCACAATCTTTATAATCCATATTTTGATAAAAGTGTCATAATAATTAAAAAAACAACTCCTAGCCATGATCCAAGAATAAACCATATAACGAAACTTGGAACGGTTATTGATGATCCAATATTAATTTGGTTTTTCATTATATCTCAGAAAGATATCATGAAATATTTATATTGAAATCTAAAGAGAACCTAAAAAAATGAGACCAAATGCAACAAATACCATGACTCCCATACTGATGACAGTATTATAAAACCATCTAGGTATGGTGTCAGGTTCATGCGTATGCATAATTAGTCGCAGCAAATACCGCTAGGATAATAGTTGCAAATATTATGGTTGCAGATTTAATTGGTAAGTTTTTCATTTTTAACGTCCCATTGGAATGCCAGAAGTCATAGCACGAACAATATTGTCCATCTCTGTATTGTTCTTGCAGTAATCAACAAAATGAGGATGCTCCTTTAGATAGGAAACATCCTCTTTGCTGTGTTCTATTGCTTCGTAAGCACTCATTGCATATTCACATATTTCATAGTGATGATGCTGAGTGTCGTGGTATCCCACTGTGTAATGATTCTGATGAGTCAGGGGCATGATCGTTTCAATCCCATACTTGTGCTAATATTTATTATAACACATAAGTATAATTACGCATCAATATGAGGGATCACTAACAGTTTTTACTCATACTCTCTGACATTTCTCCACCAATCTCTGCACCTTGATTACCACCAAACATCGCTATCCAACCAGCAGCCACCCAGCCAACAAAAGGAATCCCACTAACGGCAGGAGCGGCAGCAGTACCAATACTAGTGCCAACCAAACGTCCTGTGTTTTCTCCTCCACCAATGGATTTGATACAGGCTTCGCTTTTGTTACTGGCGATAGAATCGCCACCTCCTCTTACTTGCCATTCTTTTTGTATATGAACATCACCGTCCATTGTATATTCTTCTACAATGTCCCTAGTTTCATTTGCTAGTCCTAAGAATCCACCTTTCTCTTTGATGGTGGTTGTTTTTATCATTACCTTTGGATCATTAGCACTATACCTTATCTTGTATCCTTCTTCACTTACATCTGCAACGTAAGAAGTATATGGCCCTACAGGGATATTTAAGTTTGGCAACTTACTATTGCTTCTTGTTGCAATCATTCCAATCATTCCAATATGAGAAACTCCAATAAGAGTTCCCATACTTATTCCAATCCATTTGTTCATAATTAAAAATTAATTAATCTTTTTTGTTAGGCACAATTTGTACTGGTGCTTGTTCAATACGAATAGTTTGTGCAGGGGCAGTTTGTGATGCTGCTGCAATTAACTTTTCCATATCTCCTTTACTTACTCCTCCACTAGATCCACCACCTTGAGCTCCTCGCTTAGATGTCGTGACGCCAAATGTCGCCAGCACGCCTGTAAAAACTGATGCTATGAATGTCGGATCAAGATCCTGTTTTGGAATCTTAAGAGCTTCTGGTAACTCAACGTATGCAAGTGTGAGTATCGCTCCACTCCAAACCAGAATGCCAAGTCTTACAAAAGTTGAGAGGATCATCATCTGCTCCTCCTTATCTTCTGCTGCGTCTTTTAACTTAGCGAAGAAGCCAGGTTTCTTAGGTTCTTCTTCTTTTTTCTTTTTTTCTTTAATTTCGTCAGCCATAATTATGTTATTATGTGCAAACTATTTAGGCATTATAGTTTAACTATAAACAACTGGCAACAATACATCTGCAAATGCAATGTAAGCGCCAATCATTGAAATGAAAATTGTTTGATACATTTTAGTTGATTAATAAGATTGATATGCGGGCATCATTACTCCACCACCTTGATCATCATCGTCATCATCAGATGCTTTTAAAAAAAGTTCGATGAAAACTAGAATTCCTATGGGATAAAAACACCACAGAATTGCCATTGCTGGAGTTATTTCAAACCCATTCATACGAAGCCTGGGATAATTTGCCCAGTTGTTAGATATGCACCTATAAGTGCAATACATCCTACGACTGCAGCAGCGCCATTGAGTCTCTCTGCTACAATTTTTTCCTTACTAGGATCGTGTTTTTGAATATCCATTATACAAAGCCTGGGATAAGTTGTCCTGTTACCAAGTAGGTTCCACATAAAAATATGAAACCCATCATTGCTGGACGACCAATTGCTTTTTGGAAAATGTCCTTATTATTCATTAGAATATGCCAGGAATGATATTACCTGTAGTTGCGTATGCACCAACTGCTGCAACAAAACCGAGCATAGCTGCCCAACCGTTAAACTTTTCTGCTTCTGGAGTCATGAGTTTTTCCTCTTTGTTGATTGTGAATTGTGTTTTAATTTTCATCTTAGAATAAGCCTGGCGCTATCCATCCAAATAAACCATAATTAATTGTTCCGATGATAAGACCAAGCATCGCAAGGCGACCATTGACCTTTTCAGCATATCGCCAGTATGGGTGATTTGTATCCATTAGAATATGCCTGGGATGATTTGTCCAGTAGTCATGTATGCACCCATGAGTGCAACAAAACCAATCATAGCCCAACGACCATTTACTTTCTCAGCGTTCTCAGGATAACCATCATATGAAATTGATTCATCGATGTATGAACGAGTTTCAGCGGGGAACATGTTCTGTCTTCCACCTGATTCAGTTGTTGTAGTCATTGAATTATTAACTTATGTAACATTATTATATATAAAAGATTAAATTTTGTCAAATAACTTTACATTCGGATCTCCGAACATAAGTAAAAATACCTTATCTGACATATAACTTAATCTTATCTTAATATTCTTCTTCTCTATTCATTTCATACTGTTGGCAATGCCCATGAACATCTATCTTCATTTTATAATGGGCATGTGTATGAAACAACTCTATCATGATTAATACACCTATAATCATCAAGTTAGTATAGGTGACAGGATGAGTAATAACTTCTAAAATTTTTTTCATGAAATTAGTATAACATAAAAAAAGACCCCTGCAAGCAGAGGTCTTGATATTAAGATGTTAAATCTTAGAATGTGTATCTAAGACCAGCCTTTCCAGACCAATCAACATCATCGTTGTTTGAAGCACCATAGATTTCACCATATACAGATGTTTTCTCTGTAAGTGACTTACCACCACCAAGGTATCCAGCGATTTCTACATCACCGAACTCATCAGCAGTTTCAGTATGATTAACTGTAGGGCCTACAGATGCATACCAGTTAATTCCATTTGTAGTTGTTCCTTCGTATCCAACTTGAAATTCAACATTACCAGATGAATATGCACCATCAGGATATGAACCATTCGCTTCAATATTAACATATGGGCCAGCAAACGCAGCACCAGCGAATAGGAATGGAGAGGCAGCAAGAGCTGCGATTGATTTAATAGACATTTGTTTTCTTATTTTCTCGCAAGGAAAAACCCCTGCGGATGACTGTATCCCCGACAGAGGATACTTTATACATTCGCAAAGGGTTACGATCTTTCGAGTCCTTTGTGTGTAATGGTATTTATTATACATTTACTTCGGGATCATGGCAAGTATTTACTTATCCTGACATTCTGGTGGAATGCGACCCAAGTAAGGATCATAGTTAAACAACTGACTTTGATCTTCCATTTGTGCCAGTTGTTCTTTCCAGTGATGTAAAATACCTTGATGACTTCCCTTATGAAAGACTTCAATATGATCTGGATGAATCGAAGATCCTAATTCAATCTTATAATGAAAGAGTGGTATCGCATATGTACGACCACAATTGTAGATAAGATCATCAGCAACTGGTCTTGGTTTGACACCCTGATCTAAACGGAACTTATCACCCACACAATGATGGTCAATCAATTTCTTGGCATGATGACGAGTGACCATGAAGCATGCAGTTGAGAAATCATTGACCCAACGGGCATGC